CCATGCTCCCGCTGTTACGTCATAGACAGGAATGAGGTCAGACGATACAGCATCTGTGCCGGTGGAAAATGCTGTAAGCGACGAGCCTACATTACTTGCGTCTGTGACATCTGCACTGGCTTCGATCGCGTTCAACTTAGAATGATCAGCATCCGTGAAGACGTTGCTGTCGCTTGCACTTTCTACCAAGGCTCGGATTTCAGCTGCTGTCTGATCAGCCGTAGCTGATGCTTCGATGCCATCCAGCTTTGTTCCGTCTGATGCTACATCACGACCATCAATCAGACCAGTCGTTGTAAGGTTGCCTGTGAGGCCGCCCCCTGTCAGTGGCAAGAAGCCAGAACCAGCTGTGACGCCCTGTTCCCATGCCGAACCCGTGTACACCTTCAGCACCCCAGAAGACTGGTTGTAAAATAAGTCACCACTATCAAGGTTCGAAGTCGGATCGCTTGAGCCGGTGCTGTAGACAGCGTTGAAGCTGCTGAGACTACTGGCGGCACTATTTGCAGAAGTCTGTGCTTCTGATGCTTTTGTCGTCGCAGTTGCAGCGGAGGTCGAGGCAGATGATGCCGATGAGGCCGCAGCAGTGCGATCTGATGCCGTGCTTGCTGCATCTGCGTTCGTGGAGACCACGTCTGCGTTTGTGGAGACAACATCGGCTGCTGACGAGCTTGCACTGGATGCTGCTGCGTTCTGACTAACCAGCGCAGCTGCGGCTGAAGTTGCCGAGGCGTTCTGACTAGCTAAAGACGCTGCTGCTGATATAGCTGAAGCGTTTTGACTAGCTAGGGATGCTGCCGCAGAAGTTGAACTTTCAGACGCTTTTGTGGTTGCTGTGGAGGCTGATGTCGATGCAGACGATGCACTATTGGCTGCGGCGGTCCGGTCTGATGCCGTGGAGGCTGCGTCTGCGTTTGTCGAAACAACATCTGCGTTTGTGGACACAACATCGGCTGCGGTCGCAGATTGGCTCGTTGAGGCTGCGTTCTGGCTAACGAGTGCCGCTGCGGCTGAGGTTGCTGCTGCGTTTTGGCTCGCTAACGATGCCGCTGCTGAAGTTGAACTTTCAGATGCTTTTGTGGTCGCTGTGGCAGCGGAAGTCGACGCAGATGATGCGCTGGACGCTGCTGCTGTTCGATCAGATGCTGTGGCTGCTGCGTCTGCGTTGGTCGACACCACATCTGCATTGGTAGAAACCACGTCTGCAGCTGTGGATGTTGCGCTGGATGCCGCTGCGTTCTGACTTACCAGGGCAGCTGCAGCCGAGGTAGCTGCTGCGTCCTTATGCGTCTCTGCCGTGTTGCGATAGCCAATGGTTGTGTCTCGCGCAGTCTCACTGGCTGTCTGAGCAGCTTGTGAGGCGTTACGGGCAGTCTCGCTTGCACCTTGAGCAGTCTGTGCATCGGTCTCGCTCGAGGCGGCTGCTGCGGCTGAGGCGGCTGCCGCATCTACGGATGCTTGGATTGTATTCTGTGTCGCAGCCGTTGTACCGGTTGCGCCGAAAAAGCTGGTATCTGCCATATCTGGTTACCTGTCGTAATCTTGGAGGTCGTATGCTGGGAGGATGGATTGCGTCCCGCCTTGCAGCTCCTGGTCATTGGCTTGCTCTTGAAGCTCAGTTAGGAACTGGGTGTATTTCTGTTCGAACAGGTCGGCCCGCTCATCGAGGTAGTAGTCCGAGCTGTATGTGAGGGCCGCATAGATGATTAGGTCGCTGGCAGCTTTCGCCAGGACATTTTCATCACTGTCTGCAGACATCGATGGAAACTCGCCGTGGTAATACAGTACCAGCGTCCCATCCGTGGGTTGCGGATACAGCAGTAGCTTTTCAGCTTGCCTGGAGAAGTATTGCGGCTTGCCGGTGTAGTTGTTCTGGTTCAACTCGCGGAACCGCCTCATCGAGACCCGTTCCAGCTCGTATTGGCTGTGATACAGGCTGATGATCTCCAAGAAATCTGCTGGCAATGTGAGGCTGGTTGTTGGGCTGGAGATAGCAACCTCCAGCACACGCTCAGACATAGGTGTTCTGAGTTGACGTTGTATTCTGGCGATCCCTTGATCAATGAAGCGAGTGGTCAACGCTGTGGTGATATCCGACCTGTTGAGAAGGTCGTTGAAGTGTGATTTCAGATCGCTATAGTTCATTGACTACCGTCCTGTGGGGTTTGGGTTTTGTTGCGTATTGTTCCGATTTCATGTTTTGCCCTTTTACTTTTGGCGGGTTGCCAACTTCCCGCGCCAAAAACTGCTGGGCAGATGGATATTGGTGAACTTTGTGACCGTTATGCTGAGAACCGCGAATTGGCAGGAAAAGGTAAGATCGATGCAACTCTTACTAGTTGGTTCGAAAATCGGACATACGACCCCTCGTTTGAGGAGGAGATGAAAGCACGAAAGTTTTTCAGCGAAGACGAAATGAATTTGATCGCTGAACAAGCAGTGCAGATGGGTATGCGCGAGGAAGTAATAAGGTGCATATTTGGCCGCCCATCAGCAGCCAACAGTAGTGTTGGGAGCTGGGGAACTCATACGCAGTATGTCTTTCGTGAATTTGGATGGTACGTCTACGTTGAGAACGGCATCGTCACAAGTTGGCAGAATTAGGGGCTAGTTAAACCTTCTTCTTCTTTGCTGTCTTAGCCGCCTTGCGAAAAGCAGCGGCCTTCGGCGCACCTTTGGTCCCAGGCTTCCGCATCTTCTCACCGGAACCCGCCTTAATGCGTTTTCGTTTTGCATGAATGTTCCTGTATAAGCTCATGATTTACGGCCTTTTTTCTTGGCCATCTTCTTCTTGGCAGCTGCTGCCTTCTTCATCCCTGATTTTGTGTAGGGGTACTTCTTGCCCATTACGTTTGGCATCATTTGCTCCTGCGAGATTTAGATCCGCTGCACTTCCACTTTTTGCGGGACAGACGGAGTGGTGAGTTTGGGTCCTTGGCAGCTTTCGGGTGCTTCTTCATCTGCCCAGCTGAACGTGCGCAGTAGCTGTCGCCACGCTTGGTTCCAGGGCCGATGGTGTATCCCTTCGCGCCATATCGAACGGTTTTGGTGCGGCCAGACTTGGTCTTGACCGTCTTTGAGTATTTCTTGCCTGTAGCCATCAAACCCTCTTGTCGGTGGTCAAAAAGGCTTCCAGGTTCTCGGCTCTCAATCGTTTGACGATCTCAGCTGCGCTATGTTCGCCTGACATGATGTTGAAGCCTTCGCGCATCCATTTCTCGACTACGACCACGGGGATCGAGGCCACACGCATGAAGTCGTCTTCACGCTTGCCAGCCATTTCATTGCGCTGCTGCGCCAGGCTATCGAGAAAGCTCGTTGGAATTTCTTGGGTGTTCTTCATGAAAACACCGTCGGCATCGCAGCCAAATTCGGTGCTAGTGCCGACAAGGTTGACCTTGTCAGTCATTGTATTCTCCTTGGATGTGATGAGAGGCAGTGAGGGGCAGCAGATAAGGAGAGCAAACTCTGCTGTTGCTCCCCTCACTCCTATTGGGTCACTGGCCTTATGCGAGGCCGGTGATCATGGCTGAGCCAGCCTGGTTGAGGTGCATCAAGCCACCCTCGTACACGCAGAAATGCTTGTCGGAGTCGCCTGTCTTGCTCAACAGGGTGCGGCTAACCGGACGCAGTACAGCTGAACGCCACATTTGTGGGTCCAGGAGGAAGGCGTGGGTTGTCAGCTGATGGCGGTTCAAAACCACACGGAGAGTTCCGTAGGGATTGATCAACACGTCGATTGTATTTGTCAGTGTCGTCGTACCATCATTGAAATTCCTGGTTCTCCCAGACGAGCCGGTAAAGCCCGCAACGATTTCTGAATCACTGGGCTTTATCATGAACACAGACACGTCAGCACCGGCTGTGTAGGCCGCCTGGTGGGCGTCTAGCAGCTTGGCTTCTGTAAGTGCGTCAGTTGAGTTGGAACCGGCGTCTACAGTGTTGCCAGAGGCGATCAGCTGGGTAGCTGAGTCCATCTCACGGGCTGTAGATGAGTTACCGGCGACCGCGGCATTATCTTGTCCGACGTATGCGAACTCGATATCGCGCTTTAGC